TTTGACTATATTGTAAGATTTCCAAAACAAAACAATAGACAAAAATAATATTTTATTTTATAATGTGTTAAGGAGATTCGTATGAGAACACTTAATACAGAAGAACAAGCAAAAGTACAGCACGTCATTGAAAGTGGCATAAAAGTTAAACAAGAGGTAAAAGATTTATCCGAAGGATTACGTGATACAGTCAAAGCGGTGGCAGAAGAGTTGCAAATTAAACCAGCATTGCTTACAAAAGCAATATCAGTTGCGTTTAAAGAATCATTAGATGCAGAAAAACAAGACATTGAAGAACTTGAAGAACTATTAGCGGTGGCAAAGCAAATTTAATGAGTTACGTGGATGCACTATTCGATAGAGACACAGACAAGATATCTGTGGTGGAACGTGTAGGAGGGCAAAGAAAGTTTTTTGAATATCCTGCCCGTTATGTGGCATACTATGATGACCCAAAAGGAAAATTTAAGTCTGTATATGGCACTCCGGTATCAAGAATAGCATCCAAATTAGGTAAAGAATTCAAACGTGAAGTACACATGCAGTCAGGAAAAAGACTGTATGAATCAGATATCAACCCAATATTTAGATGCTTGGAGGAAAACTATCTCAACAAAGATGCTCCAGAACTACAAGTTGCATTCTTTGACATTGAAGTTGACTTCGATCCAGCAAAAGGCTATGCCAAACCAGCAGATGCATGGGCGCCAATAATTTCTATCACAGTGTATCTACAATGGTTGGATCAATTGGTGTCATTGGCTATTCCTCCCAAAAACTTTCCGAATCCGGAAATCATCGAACAAGAATTTGAAAACACAATGCTGTGTGATTCTGAAGCAGACATGTTGGATAAATTTATTGGATTGATCGAAGATGCAGATGCAGTCAGCGGTTGGAACTCAGAAGGCTTTGATATTCCATACACAGTCAATAGAATATCCAAGGTGATGAGCAAGGATGACACAAGAAGACTGTGTTTGTGGAACACACTGCCACGCAAAAGGACATTTGAAAGATTTGGCAATGAAGAAGTTACATATGATATTATTGGCAGAGTGCATTTAGATTACATGCAGTTGTACAGAAAATACACATATGAAGAACGTCATTCATATGCTTTGGACTTTATATCAAAAATGGAACTTGGTGAACAGAAGACTCCTTATGAAGGCACATTAGATCAACTGTACAATCAAGACTTTGTAAAATTTATTGAGTACAACAGACAAGACGTTGCACTGTTAGGCAGACTAGATGACAAACTTAAATTTATAGCACTGTCTAATGAACTTGCTCATCAAAACACAGTGTTGATACAAACAACAATGGGTGCTGTGGCAGTGACAGAACAAGGCATTATTAATGAAGCACACAGGCGTGGCATGGTTGTGCCTGACAGGGTGAGACGTGAGCCAGGCTCGGATCCAGCCGCAGGAGCATATGTGGCATATCCTAAAAAAGGACTACAGGATTGGATTGGATCGATCGATATCAATTCACTGTATCCATCTGTAATCAGAGCTTTGAATATGGCTCCTGAAACTATTGTTGGACAACTAAGGCAAACAATGACAGAAGAAATAATTGAAGAAAGAATGACTGTAGGAAAAAAATCATTTGCTGGAGCATGGGAAGGAGAATTTGGATCACTAGAATATCAAGCAGTGATGAGAAAAGACAGAGCACAAAGCATTACAATAGATTGGGAGACTGGTGAGTCAAGCATTCTAAGTGCGGCAGAAGTGTATGAACTAATTTTTAACAACGACCAACCTTGGATATTGTCTGCAAATGGAACAATATTCACACATGCATTCGCAGGAGTGATTCCGGGACTATTAGAACGTTGGTATGCTGAAAGACAGGAACTACAGGCCAAAAAGAAAAAAGCCATTGATGCCGGCAACTCTGTCGAAACTGCTTTTTGGGACAAAAGACAACTTGTTAAAAAAATTAACTTGAATTCGTTGTATGGTGCCATATTGAATCCTGGCTGTAGGTTTTTTGACACTAGGATTGGACAATCAACAACTTTGACCGGAAGATGCATTACAAAACACATGGCGAGCAAAACAAATGAAATAATTTGTGGCGACTATGATTATCGAGGACAATCAATAATTTATGGCGACACAGATTCTGTTTACTTTAGTGCATACAAGCCATTGAAATCTGACATAGATGCCGGCAATGTACCCTGGACATCTGAGAGTGTGGTACAACTGTATGATTCAGTTGCTGAAGAAGTCAACAAATCATTTCCCAAATATATGGATCAATCTTTTAATTGTCCTACATCATATGGAAAACTTATTGCGGCAGGTAGAGAAGCAGTTGGATCAAAAGGATTATTCATAACCAAGAAAAGATATGCAATAAAAATTTATGACCTTGAAGGCGAATCAGTTGATAAAATTAAAGCAATGGGACTAGATCTCAAACGTTCTGACACGCCGGCATACATACAGAACTTTTTGTCAGATGTGTTGGACAAAGTGCTGACTGGGTCAAATGAAGAACAAGTAATGGACTTTATAGCAGACTTTAGATTAGAGTTCAAGAAGATGCCAGGATGGGAAAAAGGCTCACCAAGGCGTGTTAACAAACTAACTGAATATCATTCACGTGAAAAACGTAAAGGAAAAGTAAACATGCCTGGACACGTAAGGGCAGCTATAAATTGGAACACTCTAAAGAAAGTCTACAATGACCGATACTCAATGGACATTATTGATGGCCAAAAATGCGTTGTGTGTAAACTCAAAGATAATCCTATGGGATACACTTCAATTGCATATCCAACAGATGAATTGAGAATTCCTGAATGGTTTAAGGAGTTGCCATTCGCTGATGACGAAATGGAGTCCACGTTAATCAATAAAAAACTTGACAATCTTATTGGCGTGCTAGATTGGGATCTGGGAGCTTCAGAAGCCGACAATACATTCGATAAATTATTTACATAATGGTATCAAGACGTCAAATAAAACAAGCAATTGAAATTTTGGCCAATGCTTGTGAAGAAGATTTTATAGGATTAAAACAAGAAATCCAAAATTCTATAGATGTAGCCAGAGGTTTAATTGAGACTACAGAATCAAAAATCACAGCTTTAACCAAAGACCAAGGCAAATCACAACTGTTTGGATTTACCAGTGCATATGTAAGAAAACTTAAACATAAGCATCCTGACTCAGTAAAAAATTTTATTAAAAATTGGTGCGTGAAACAAACTGATTGGAGATATCCATGGTGTTATTTGTGTGCAAATGACTTGAAATATGTTGAACATGCTGTTAGATCACATTTAGTGTACGTATGCACTAACATATTTGATGATAAAAAAATAAAGAATTATGTTCTCAAAACATTATCAAAGACTGGAGAATCTAATCCTAACATGTTTAGAGCAAAGCCACTTGAATTCACTGGACACATAAGAGATAGATATGTGCCACATAATCAAATAGGAACTCTTATATCCCTTGACTTTGTTCCATATCTCAGCATTGAACAAATTAAAAATGTTATCAAATCGATAAGCGACGTGTTACGATCTGGTGGACAAGCTTTGATACACTTTAGTGATGGAGATGGTGAGGAGGAATGGAGATCGGTTGTGGAACACAAAATAACATATGTAAATCAAAACATCATCGAAAATTTAGCAGATGATGTGGGCCTTGCTACAAATTTTTATAATATTGATAATTTTTACTCATTTGTTGTTCTTACTAAATCTGGAGTTAAAACCAGTATAAAAGACCATTTGACACGGATTGAACAGATCTAAAATACAAAATAAATTGACTTTTGATCTAATTACACTTATAATAACACTTAGGAGAAGCACACATGAAAGATACACTACATGATATCGTACAGCACACACATTCACTAGGTTTTATTGACCTAGTAAAAATTGTTGGCGATGATAAAACAACAGAACTAGATGCAATGGCTGAGGATAGATCAGTTGTTGTCAAAGCAGAATTTGCCAAATCGGTCAGCGAATTTGCAGGTACATTCGGCATGCCTAATTTATCCAAACTTGATATTTTACTAAAATTGCCTGTGTACAAAGACAATGCAGAGATAACAATCAATACACAAGAACGCAATGGCGAAAATGTGCCAGTTGGTTTACATTTTGAAAATGACAACAAAGATTTTAAAAATGACTATCGATTTATGAATGCTGAGATAGTCAACGAAAAATTAAAGTCAGTGAAGTTCAGAGGAGTCAATTGGCATGTTACACTCAAGCCTACTATGCCAGATGTCCAAAGATTGAACTTCCAAGCACAAGCAAACTCAGAAGAAAATGTTTTTACAGTGTCAACAGATGGAGACAAACTTAAATTTACATTTGGCGACGCATCATCGCACGCAGGTGAATTTGTCTTTGCACAAGGAATAACTGGCAAATTAGAAAAGTCCTGGTCATGGCCAGTTGCCCAATTCACACAGATATTAAAGTTAATTGAATCAAATGATTGTGAAGTGTCCTTTTCAGATGATGGTGCGGCGCAGATCACACTTGATTCTGGACTAGCCAAATATCAGTACATCTTGCCTGCACAAAGCAAGTAATACATGCACACTAATCTCACTGAACAGCAATCTGACTTTGCAGTGTTTCTCCCTGCAATCAGTGGATTTTTTGCAACTTTTATTGGCAAACAAAGACATGAAGAATATGTAGATAACAATCGTATTCCAAAACATTTTCCTAACAACGTTGAATCAATGAATTGGCTCAACAAAGACAAAAGCATGTTCCAATACAATTGGAGTTTGTACTCTGCCGGACATGCTGATCTTGACATCAATAAAGACGTGCCCAAAGAAGATATGATCCGAAACAGAGATCGTGACAACACATGGTTGCTGGGTGACTCTGGTGGATTTCAAATCGGCAAAGGTGTTTGGGAGGGTGATTGGAAAAATCCTACATGTCCTAAAGCACAAAAGAAACGTGAACAGGTGTTAGCGTGGATGGATGCTTACATGGACTATGGTATGATATTGGATATTCCAGCTTGGGTAG